CACCTGCTTCTGTTGAGTGCGCCCAGTGAGCAAAACACTTTTGACACAGACCATAACGAAAGATATACTTAAGCTCTTTACATGACTTGTATGGCTTTGCTTTGTAATTTGGTGAGCATATCTTTTTCTTCATTATTACTTATTTAATGTCCTGTTTTTATAGTAATAAACTGGACAAATTATTTTTATAACATTGTATAAAAACTATGCTAGCAATCGTCTATTAATCTAACTTTCGGCTAATGCTTCTTTTTTCCACCCTGCCACTCGTCTAATATGACTTTCGCTTATATCGTACTTTAAGCAAGTTTTTGATATTAATTCACTTGTTAGGTTTTTAGCCTTTCTAATTTCTGTAACTGTTTTCTCTACAATTTCTGCTGATTCTTTTGCTGTTCTCATTTTATTTAATTTATGCCAACGCTCAAAAAAAAGAAGCGTCAACGGTTAGTAATTCTATTTAGTTTTCGTGCTTAATTCCGCACAGTTCTTATACTTATTCGTTATAAAAGTTATTATTCCTTATAAGCTTCATTACCTTTACATTCGCATACTTGGCAATGGTCTGCTTTATCTTCTGTTTCAATTCCGCAAGCTTTGCAATGATTTATTTTGTTTTTGTCTTCCATAGTTTCTGTTTATCTTAGTGATTGTCCTTTAAGTTCTACAATATTAAACATCTTAAACAACCTATCGTATATATAAGCGTCCTGATGCTTGTATTCTCTTTTTATCGCATAATGTTCCCCTATTGCCAATAAAGTCTCTGACGTGTCTCCTATGGGGTTTATAGAGGCTATTAGTCGGCTATTATTATCATATACATATCTTATTACTTCTCCGACTACATTTGTCTGTCCGAACATTTTAGAAAATCCTTCCTTCATTAAGTCGTCTAAGTAGTGAGTGCCTTTTTTGTATCGGTTAAAAAATAGGCTTTCCTTTTCTGTTTTGTCTTTCTTGATGTCGTCCATTCTTTGCACTAAACTCTGGGTTGTTTCAAATGAAAAGGTTGGATAATAATATTTTAAAGGCACTTTCTCGTTGTTCTCGTTAAGTGTATAACCTAAATCATTACCACAGGCACTATCTACCATTTTTTTTATTGCAATCATTACAGTTGTTTTGCTGTTACCACTTGGGCCAATCATCAATAAACCTTTTTTTAAGTCTGGTTTTGTTATTTGACTATTAACCAAAGGGGACTTATAAAACTTTGGATGCTTAAAAAAGTAGGATAGTAATGTAAATACTAATAATTTGCTTTCGCCTCCATTTAAATTTGGATTAAACTCTTCACCTTCTACTTGCTTATAGAATGGTAGAAACTGTTTATACAATACCGATAAATTGACGTTCGCTTTATCTGGCATCTTTAGTTTAGTCTTATCTAAGCTCTCAAAGTATTCAGCGACCTTTGCTTTTTGTTCCTTGCTTAGTCCTCGATCACTTTCATACTTCTTTATTTGTCGCTTCTCTGTGTCTGTGAGGTTTGATTTGTTGATTATTGAGTAGTATTTATTTCTTCCAATTTCTTTCTCGTTCATGGTTTTAGTTTTTAAGTTGGTCTGTTAGTATTAAGTTTAAAGGCTGGCTTATCTTTACCAAAGTTAGTCTTTTCATTCTCGTAGTTTCCTTCAAGTATTTTTAAGAAGTTTGCTTTATTAAATATCCAATCAAAGTTGGCTTTAAAGTTTGTTTCTTTTCCACTTAGAAAATTATTGTTTCTAGCTTTTATAATTACTTTCTTTATTGTGTCTTCATCGTACTCTTCTAATCGGTTCTTAATTAGCTTTTTTCTTGAGTCATTTAATTTTATAGCCTGTGGTAAATCTTTTCTCTCAAGATTAAAAAACTCATAAATCCCTTTTATTGTTTCTTTATCTTTATTTAGTATATTCTTTCTTTCTAAATTCTTTCTTTCTTTGTTTGGGTGTTTTCCTATTACAGGATTATCCGATGAAGGGTTTTCCTGTATACGGGTTTCCGTACACAGGGTTTTCATATAAGGCTCAATATGTAATTCGTAGTCTATTTTCCAATGACCTTTATTATTTTGATACTTGTGCCGTTGTAAGTACTTGCTTTCTTCAAGTTCTTGCAAAGTGCTATTAATAGCCTGTAAGCCTTCTTTAAGTTCCATTGATATTCTTACTGCTGAAAACTCCCAACCATTGCTCTTTGATTGTATAAATGCGTATAGTCCTTTTGCCTTTAGACTTACTTCTTTATTTTTAAGAAGCTTGTTAGGTGTCTGTGCAAACTCTGTTTTAATTCTTAATTTTCCCATTATTATAATGTGTTATATTAATCTTTAATCATTAAACCGTCATACTGAAGTATTATATCTTTAGAGTTAAGCCACTCTTTACCTCCAAAAAGAGATATAAATCTTATTATAGAGTTTTCAGCTATTAAAGCTTCTTTTCTTGTTTTATAAGATTTTAAAATGTAGCTAGAATCAAAGTCTTTTGTTAATTTATGCCTTGATAGCCTTCTATTTAAATTACAAGAACAACCTACATAAACTGGCTTTCCTTTTTTAAATAAAAGATAAACATCATAATTTTTAACTTCAACTTTCTTTTTTACTTTCATCAAATTTATTGTATAAAAAAACCGCTTTGAATCCCTGCCTATCAACTCAGGAGATCCAAAACGGTTTTACTATTTTTTTAAGTTGCTAAGATTGATAGGCTGCAACTGAACTGCTAATATACTACTTTTTTATAACTTCATAACCATAGGCTTCAAGTTTTTTTATGAGTGCATCTATCTTAATTCTTTCCCTTTGTTCTTTTACTTTCTCAGGGTTCTGTGATAAAATATAATAAGAATGAGTTTCCCCTTCTCTTTGTGTTATAATACCATCGTCATGCAAATCTGATAGTCTAGCTGATGCAGTTTGATGTTTCATTTCTAAATTATGAATACAGCTAAGAATACTTATCCTTTTATAGTCTCTTAGATAGTCTAATATCCTTTGCTTATCGCTCAACTTCTTGCCTGTAAGCTCTTGTAATTTATTTGCGTTATTGCTTGCTTTAGTTTTCATAGTTTTATTTTTTATCCCAAGGCATTTCGACCTCATCGTCTGGAAAGTTATTCTCTTGTTTTGCTTGTGTTACGCCTTCTATTTTCCAGCCTTGTAGACTATTAAAATACTTTGTTTCGCCTTTAGGACTCTCCCAGATTCTTCCAAGAATATTCAAAGAAACTTTAACCTCATCGCCTACATTATACGCATCGACTAGACTTGTTTTGTCCTGAACAAACTCAATAAGAATATGCTGAGGATATTTCTCATCGCTAGTAGTAATAACTACTTCACGCTTTAGAAAACCATTGCTTCCGTATTCTAGTGTTTCTCCTTTTACTTTAATCTTTCCTTGTATTTGACTCATAATGTTTATTTATTTAATAATTATCTTTAAATGGATTGCTTTCTTCTTCTTCTATTCTTCCAATTATTTCTTTTGCTATTATTGAACCCCATGACAAACCTTTAGGTTTAGTTTTTGCATAATGCTTTAAAGCCCAAAATATAACGTCCTCAACCTTTTCTGGATGTTTCTGTTCTTTTAACTCGTCTAGGATTATTTGTTTTGCTATTGACATTGTTTTTTATTTGTTTTTTAATTTTTCAAATTTTAAAGTGTATTTTTCTCCATTACAATCATAAGAAGCGTCTATATAATTTGGTATTTTTAAAATATCCATTGTTCCAATTAGGGATTTTCCAATTTCTTTTAATAATCCATCAAGATCTTTTTGCTCTTTTTTATTTAAATCTTTCATAGTTTTTATTTAGTTTATGCTCCCTAGTTTTAAGAGCGAATAGTTAATTTTCCAATCTTCTTTTTGATTTAATTCTATGTACTTACGAGCGACTGTAAACCAATAGCAAGAACTAGCCTTTAGTAGCTTCTCAGACTTTACTTTGCCCCAACGGTTTAAGCCTTTAATATTGTCTGAGGTGTCACCCATTACCATTTGTTGCCAAAATAAAAAACTAGCATCGTCATCTGTTAAGTAAATAGGTTCTTTTTGCTTAAAGCTTTGTTCATGGAATCCGTTATCGTCAAATAAATAGTTCCCTTCAAAGTCTTTGTCTTTTTGCTTGTAGTAACTCCAATAGAAGCCTCCTATCGTTTTTAAATCTTTATCAGGACTAATCACTATACAATTTGCTTTACCTAGCTCTCTGGCTCTTATAGCAATCAAATCATCCGCTTCCAAAGTGTCTGAATACTTAGCATCGTTAATCATGTAGTGATTTCTTAATAGCCAAACATAGTTGTTACGCTTTCGATTTGACTTATAACTTGGTGCTAATTCTTTTCTAAAAGACTTTGTGCAAGTTGTAATGTAAAGTTCAGTCTCGCTAATTTCTTCAAACATTACTGAGTCTAAGTATTCTACAATTTCTAATACTTGCTTCTCTACTCGGTTGATGCCTTGGTTGTAGACTTCTTCAAGTAGCCATTGTTTAGCTTGCTCTTTCCCATGCAACTCGATAGCCTGTCGCATCTGTGTTATAGATACGACCTTATAGACTGCCTTGTATAGTATAGAATCGAGGTCAATTAATGCTTTAAACATTATGCTTCTAGTTCAATACCTCGATTAGTAAATAGTTTCCCAGCATCCTTAGAAACTTTATATTGAGGATTGCTTACATACAATTCTTTAAGTTCTTCTCTTGTGGTTAATGCTGCTAACTTGGCGGTTAATACTTTTAAGTCCTGTTCCGTAAACTCTTTTGCTTTTGCTGGCGTTGCCTTCTTTTGCTCACCTCCTGCATCTGTATCTTTATCGGTAACAATTCCTAGCATAGCACTCAAAGCGTATCTTCTAATGTATGTAACCGCACTACCTAACACTTGAAACTGATTCATCTTTGCTAGTTGTACATCTTGCGGAATGTTAGTAAGTGAACGTATTTCTTGACCGCTTTCTACATGAAATAAAATAGTTTCAATTTGGTTTTCGTGTAGTAATTGCGTGAAGCCTAAACCATTCTTTTTTAAGAGTGGATTAATTACCTCAAAGATAGTTGGAAGGTCTGAGTACGAATACCCGTAGCCCTGTGTAGCTTTATGAATTACTGGTACTTCTTGCTGAAAATTGGCTAATGCCTTGTAAATCTCTTTCATAGTTTCTAGTTTTTATTAATCGTTAATGTCTGCTTCTTCGCATTTCCTACTGCAATAGTGATTTTGACATTCTTCTTTGCAGTACATACATCTATTGTCTAAGTCTTTCTCGTCTTCTGGATTAGTCCATCCCATAATTTTAGTTTTTTGCTTTG